CTTTCGCGTTGCTTAATTGAGTCGAAGTTTCCATACGTGCCGCATCCGCTAAGCCGGACGCAGCGTCTGCTGATTGCTGCCGTGCAACACCAAGTACGTTTGTACGAAGCTGATTTTGAATGCCTGCACCCTTCGCACCCGCTTGTCCTAACTGACCCACCGCCGCGTTTGCTATCTCACCAGAACGATTTAATTCCTGCGTGTTTCTAAACGACAGGTCACTAGTCAACGCCTGCATGGTATCCGCATTAGCTCGTCCACGAAGAGCGCGAGTGGGGTCATCGCTCTTTGACTGATCGCGCATGTTCTTGAGGAGCGGGCCGTACTTCCTGTCAAACGCGTTTTTATCGGCCATCGCAACCGAAGCGCTGATCTTCTCTGACTCGCTAGCTTCGTACTCTTGTTTCTTTGGTTTACTGCCCATTGCTTAACCTGTACCTGTAAACAACCTGATCTATTTCCCAACCCTGATCTATCAGGATTGGTTCCATTTGCCGTACCGTAGTTCGCACCTCAAGTGCCTCTACGCCGATTTCAGAAGCTACCTTCTTAAAGAAGCCCTGATACTTGAGAACATTTCGCTGACCCTGCTCATCGGAGTACGCAAGCCAGACAAGGAGGGTCTTCTTGGATGTGAATCCATCCACCTCAATAGTCGTGACAACAAACCCTTCAGGCGCTTTCCAATAGAGCGCATTCCCTGCAACCACTTCGGCGTAGACATCTTCAGGCCGGAAAGATAGCTGCGGATGAGCCTGTAGGATTGCCTCCACACCAAGACGAACACGATCCCAGTCTTCACGAATATCACCAAGAACCGGCTCATCCCTTCGAGTACCGCGTTCTTGTAAGTTTGTAGTTTCTACCGACTCCACCGTACTTCACCTTCCTAGCTACTCTGGTTTCTGATTGCCGTCCGCGCTTCTCTGCTTCGACGAGCTGTTCGTTAAATAGTGATGCGTAAACACCCGCGCCCGCGTAGTCCGTCCACTCACGCCCAGGCATTCGCAACAAACGTAACAACGCACCATTGACGATGGTGTCGCGGTAGTCGTTCATGACATCGTCATCACAGGCTGTCGACGTGTGCGTAGGCTTCAGTACAGCCCGCATAAGCACGCTAGATACCTTGGTGACATTTGGTACAGGCGCTATGTAAAACAGGCTCTGCGACTGCTTTACGAAGTACTCAGGCGTGCCCTCGTTCCCAGCCTTACGCCACTCAGGAATACGCTGCTCAAGGAGCGCGGAAGTGATCGGCTCTAAGTCGGTGCCGTCGTAAGTGGCCCATAAAATCTCATGGACAACAGTGCCGTTTGGCGGCTCAAGGTCATACTCGAACAGATTAGCGATGGTTGTGATCGGGTCTAACTCTTGTTGATAGACCCCAGATTTCTCACACAGCTCTATCGTGGCCGACCGAATACTGTTCTCGATCAGCGTATCGGGGCACGAAGGCACCATCGGGATAATCTCAGGCAATAGCGATTCGTAAAGCGCCATGTTTTACCCCGCTGCTTGCGACGGCATTGTTATGTTCTGCTGATTCAAATCGGTATTAGGCGAAGTGATTACATCAATCTGGCCCTTGCCGGTTACCGAGTTAATGAACAGGTTGTAATGCGTACTCGCTCGCTGATTATTCCCCGCATACTCGGCGTCCTTTGTGTACGCCCTAAAGAGCGTGTAGTCGGCAACCGCATTCGCAAAAATGTCAGGGATCGACAGATTACCTGACTGATTTATGGTCGCAGGATTCGCGGAATAGACTATCTCTACATAAGAGCTTCCAGACACGCCGGGGTAGACGTAAAAATTGCGTGGGTTCTGCTCGTCGTAGACATAGTGCTTTACGATATTGGTGTGGGCAGCGTCACCTGAAACTGACGGATCGTGCCAATCTGGCGTCTGCGAATCTAAGATGTCGCGGGATACGAGACGAACTGCTCTTTTACCCGTGCCGCCACTAGCTGCAGACATATTACGAACAACTCGCAGCAAGCGGTTACCCGCTGTCGGTATGTCCTGCTTGGTGCCTGCCGTTAGAGTGACAGTCGTATTGACCGCGCTAGCGTCAGGTTTCAGCAAGGCTATTTCGCGCTGCGCGTCGTTGATGAACAAAACAAGTTCACTAACAACCGGCCATCGGATACCAGTGGTGTCTTGAAGAATCGCTTGGACTCGATCAATTACGCTTTGCACACTTACAGTCATGGTCTACCTCTAGGTATTCAACGCCTCTTGCCATGCAGCCTCACGTTCAGACGTAGAGACTGTTCGGCCAGCGGCTTTATTAACAACGGCAGCTTTTGGCGTACCGTCTGCCTTAAAATTCTCTGGATCGCCCTCGTCAATTAGGCCTTCCATTACTGCTACAAGACCTGAATCTGGAGCAGCCACCTCTTGCTCGATGACCACTTCTGGCTCATCGACTACAGCTACTTCTTCTTCGATGGGCGAATTAGCTGCTTTGATTTCTTTCGCACCCATCTGCAGGGCAATTAACCCAATCTCGTCAGATACCTCGCGTTCAACGCCTGCTTGGAACAGAACGACTGCCCCCGTAAGCGTCGCAACCCTGACTTCCTTGTCTGATATAACCTTCATGTTTAGTACCCTGATGTCCTAGTCCTAGCCGCCCGTCGCGCAGCAGAAGCCATACGCTTCTTTGGTGCTGTCGACGCTGCCGGCGGTGACAGTTTTTTGTTCCCAGCATCTTTTTTTCTTTTCTTGCCGTAACCCATTACTTTTGCTCCGTCTTGTATCGCTTACCGTTCCAAGTGAACGTCTTCTTCTCCGGCTTACCGGCTTTCTTGAGCCGCTTGTTCTCTGCCTTTGCTGCAGCAAAAGCCGAACGAAAATCCTTCGCTGCCGAGCTGTTTTTCGCAAAAGTTTTGTAGGTGCCGCCCTTCGTCTTCATAGAACCGGTCACTTTGCTAGCGTTGACAGCCATCGTGGTTTTGGCCTGACGCTCTTTACGCAGCGATTGCTTACTAGCAGGCGTAGTCTTGGCCGTAGTGCGCGGTGCTTTAGGTGCCGCCGTAGGCTCTTTTGCAGGCTTTGTCGGCCTAGCTGGGCGACTGCTTGTACTCGCTTTAGCTGCCGCACGACGCGCTGCTGGGCTGTTCCGCCCAGACCTACGTTGAGCCGCAGTCTGTCTTTGAACTGGTTTATCTTTCTTCTTTCTGCCGAAACCAAACATATGCTTTCCCTAAAAAAGAGCCCCCTCCGAAGAGGGGGCTAAACACTCTACTGAGCAGTGTCGAGTGCGATAACGCCAAAGTCTTCAACGCCACTGTTGTAGTCGCTGTTGTACTTGGGCTTACGCAGACCGAAGATCTTGCCAATAGAGATACCGGCTTGGTTTGAGTAGTCGAAGGTGTCTTCAACAATCTCAGGGTTGCCGATGTCAGCCATCGCCAGAGCTTGAGCACCGCAGAACAATGCACGAGCACCATTCACATCGGCGTCAGCGCCCCACTTGTAGCCAGCTGCGCCAGCGTTAGAGGAGGTACCAGCGGTAGCACCCTCAGTGCTAAAGACGTGACGGAACTCGTGAACCATTACGCCGTCAACCATCAGGCTGCTGGTGCCCGCGAACAGACCGTTTGAAGGGCCTCGGACGCCAGCGTTACGGACGTTCGCCAAGAAGTCAGAATCCAACTTCAAGGAGGCCATCTGCTGTGGGGTCAAGAACAGGTGGAACACCTCTTCGTTACCGGCACCACGTAGACCACGGATGTAGTTATCCTTGGCATAGGCCTTTAGGTTAACGATGCACTCGTAGCTGATCTTGTCAGCAGCGGTAGTCGCAGTAGTGTCACCAACTACCAAACCGCTAGTTGCGTCCCAACGACGGTGGCGGTTAGTGGTAGGAGCAGAAACGTCTGAAGCAAACTCCAGATCGACAAGCTCAAGACCAGTGGTGCCAGACGTAGTACGCAGAGCGCCATTCGTCTTGCTGGTGTAAGCAATACCAGACAGCGTCAAGAACGCCAGCTGATCCATACGATCCGCCATTGCATATGCAAGTGCGTCGCGGGACTGCTCACGGAAGTTTACAACTGACTTCTGGTCGGCCAATCGACCGGCGATGCGGTTAGCAAAGCGCAGCTGATCCAGCTCAACGGTGATGTCGTAGGCGCGAAGCGCTTCTTCATTACCTTCCAGAGTGTTGTCGCCGGTTACACCGTCACCAGTCATATCCGCTAGCAAGGTGATTACGGCTTTGGTGCCCTTCTCACTCTTGGTAAGTTCAGTGATTCGCTGAACCATTGCGTTTTGACCAGATCCTGCGAACTGGTTGATGAAAGACATGTTGCGAGCAACCTGCCAAAAGTCGCGAGACCAAGCCGTTAATTGGTTTGAAGTCAGCGACGCAAAGTTAGTAAGAGCCATATCGGTTCCTTAATTGCGTAAATTAGTACTTGTTGTACTTATGTTGGGCACAAGCCCGTTCATAGCCGACTTTTGGAGCGGCTAATCCGTTTCCTCGTATCGTGAGGCGACGAACTAGCGCTAATTAACGAGGTGCGACCTCGGAAGGTTTAACGCCTTTACAGGCGAATACGTTTTTAACGTGTACGGCACGATCTAATATCGTTTAGATGGACGATTGCTGCAGAATAGTACCACTTGTACTATTCTGCAAACAAAAAGATCACCATTTCACCTTATGCGACCAATACCTTGCGCTGAGCTTTGAGGGCTTTGCGTCTTGAGCATTGTGACGGGCGTAATAGGACTTCTTTCGCGCTTTGTCCTTGGCGGTCTTCGGGTTTTTACCCGCACCGCTTACACCTTGTTGACCAAAGCGAATCAATTTCATCTCGTGCCCTACCGCAGCCAGCACCATGTGCGATTTCGTCGCGTGGTTTGGGGTGCGTTTCGGTTGATTCACACCCTTCAACCCATGTTTCTTCAGCAGCGCGGCTCTTCTACTCTCGTGTGCCATATCAAACCTACAAAATATCGCCTCGAAGCCGCTTCAATGTGGCATCTGGTAGCGAATTGAACTCATCTTCAGTCATTGAAGAGATGTCTAGGGGCTTTTCACCACGGTTAGCGGAGCTTTCTCCAGGCAATTCCGGCGGTTGGGCCTCGGCTGCCTTCAGTTTGCTGGCTACTTGGCGACGTTTCTTCGTAACTTCGTCTACATTCTTGGCTGCAGGTGCAGTATCTGCGCCCAAAGTGGACGTAGTGGCCGCCGGTTCGACAAGATCGTAGCTCTTGACCACAAAATTAGCCGCTTTACCTAGCGCTTCTACTGCTCCAAAGCCCTGAGTGATAAACGCATCACGAAGATCTATGACTTCTTGCGTGTATTCAGCGTTGTAGACCTCAGAATTCTGGTCAAAGACGGGGAAATTAGCCTCCAACTCGTTGGCAGCGCTCTGCAAAGCAGTCGCTTGCTGGTTCTGAGCTACCGTCTGCGACATTTCCTGACGCATTTCGTACGCGATTTGCTCTTTTTCGGCTTTGCGCATGGCATTTCGGAGCGCTGCAGCCTTATCGGCCTCACCATCGAGCACCAATTGCTGGTATTCCAGCTCTTTGGCGTCAAAGTCGTACTCTTCAGGAGCACTTTCGGCTACTTCCTGTGCCGCTTTCATGTCGTCGAGCTGTTTCTGTAGCGCTTTTTGCTTGGCTAGTACCTCATCTAAGCGAGATTTGGGCACCATTGGCTTCTTACGCGGCGATTCGGGCTCAACTTCTGGCTCTTCTTCAACAATCTCAGTGTCATCTTCAAGATCTTCGTCGTCTGCCTCGGCAACTTGATCTAATTCCGGCTCCTCGACCTCTTCATCTGCAACTTCAGCTTCCTCCGCAGCCGCTTCTGTCTCTTCGACAGCGTCTTCCACCACTTCTTCAGCGGATTCTGCCTCATCTTCTTCTTCTCCTAAGCCGAAATTAAGGTCTAGGGTCTCTTGTACAGGCTCTGGGGTGTCAGCGCCGGGGAATGGCGTAGCTACTGCGGTATCTTCTTGATCAGACATGTCAAAATCCTATTGATTTGGGGTGTTTTTCGCGCCGGTTTGCATGGCCGTAGCGGCAATACGGGCGGCGGCTTGGGTTTGTTGCTGATTTGTCCTGACTTGGTTAGTCAGATCAGCCAACTCTCGACGAAGCTGCAGTTCTTGCATCTTCATTTCGATCTTTCCTTGCAGTTCAGCTACCTGAATATCCGGTGCAGCCTGCGTGGTCTGGGCTTTAGCGATATTTACAGCGGCCTCGGAGCCAAGTTTCTGCACTTCGGCCTCCAATTTCGCCAGTTCTAGCTGGGCTTCCTGCATTTGCATCTGTTGAACCATCATCGCGGCCTCCATCTGCTCTGGTGTCTTCTCAATTCCGGTCAACATACGGATCCGCTTCGCAAGCTCGCCCTTCTTGGCCAGATGTG